GCCCAGATCAAGCGTATCAATGTCTGGAATAGTTATAAAATATTCTGAATCTTTTTGTCCGGAAGCGTACCCCGTTACGATCTCTTGAATTTGCGGATCAATAAACTCTCTTAAAAGTTCATTTAATTTTTGCATTCCGTGAACGTTCATATCAGTCCTTTTGCAGATCGAGAAAGTTTATCACATCTTCCATCTTAGATTCCAGCAGAATCTTTAATAGTTTATCTCTTGTTTTTGATAAATGCTCCCTAACCGTATTCGGGTGTTCAGATATTTTTTGGCTTATTTCACTAGATCTTAACCCATCAACATAACGCCACTTAAGAAGTTGTCTTTCTTGAACGGTTAAACTGGCAAATGGTTCAGCGCAGCTTTCGCCGAGAATCCAAAACTCATTTATCTCTTCTGTGTTTAAAAATGACTCCATTTCCCTCTCTTCTGGAGGGGCCTTAAACCCAATTTGTTTTTGCGAGTCCTCACTGTCATCCGAAGATTCGTCATTTAGTAGTGGAAAAGTTTTTCTTCCTAATTGATCTATTAAAAATGTATCAACATTTTTTTTCAAAAGATAAAAAAAGTAACTATATAAAAATCCGGCTAAATGGTATTGGTCCTTTTTCTGAATCTTTTCTTTGATATCGTGCGATGCACTGAAAAAAGGTCATGTCTACGGTCTGCCTAACATCCTCTTCGTCACCGATATCTTTTTGCCATATAGGTGATTCCGCCTAAGCACTTCGTTCACATGTTTGTATCCAGCTATATTTAATTTGTTTTTCATTAAAGAAAAACGAACAAATGGATCTTTTACAAAAAGAGAAGTAAATCTTCTAATGTCATAATCGTTGAGATTATATTTTCCATAATACAACATGGTTGTATATTTTGTTAAAAAATTATTAAAAACCTTCACTAATTCTCTTTGAGATTTTTCATTACCCTTTTTAGCCTGTGATATCAGCAGCTGCATTTCTTCTTCTTTTAAGTTGTAATACTGTTCTTTATACGAACTCATTATTTTCCTTCCCAATTCAAAATCTTATCCGCATAAAAGGATCTAATGTCTTCATAAAAGATTACGTTTTTAATACCCAATTCTTTTGCGTAATCTTTTGCATCAGTATTAAATTTGCTTATGACAAAAACTAAATTATTAAATTCTTTTTCATAATATCTTTTAAATCTTTTAAGTTTTATTTTACTTTTATCATCTAAGAAACCTTTTACCTCAATCCAAATACTTCTATTGTTTATATAAAAATCAGGAGTGTAGGCTTTGGTTCCTCGTTTAATCGGAAATGCAAAAACCGTTGGCTCAAATTCAAAATCTATATCATACAACTTTAATATTCTAGCAAAGTTTGCCTCCCAATTCGATCTTAAAACTAATCCTATGTCTTCCCTATAACCAGTCTTTGTGTGCTGGTATACGTTGCCCTTGCCACCGCTTTGGCGCTATGGTAGACTCGTCAAGTTTATAATGTTTTAGCAAAGGGCGGTTTAGAACAGGGTGTTCTTGAAGACCAGAAATATCTAAAAAAAATTCTTCTGGAGTGTTGTTTTTTACCATGTATCTGCTATCCTATATGTGTAACCTAATCCTAGTCCATTATAATTTATAAAACATCCACAAATCAAATAATCAAGGAGAATAATATGACAAGCAAGTTAGACACACTTATCGATAGCTTCCTTATTGAAGTTAACGAAGAAATTATCACTAACCTCAGTACAATGGGCTACTCACGTGACGAGGCAACAAAGGTTGTTGCAGAGTTCGGTGAGTTCGATCTGGCGGCTTCAGCGGCTGCTGAGCCAGTCACCGCCTAATTAATTCCCCCCGCTTGGGGTAGGGGTCAGAGTATGGCTCCTACCCCAAGTTTTTTTATTTATACCACTATGCTTTGGCGAGCTTGCGCATCCTAAAGACCCCGGTATTGCAGGCTCCTGATTTGGCGAAGTCGCAGTAGGTGCAGGCTCTTTCGTTTTTCGTTGGATGAAAAAATGTATCTTCAGTAATTTTATTAATTTCTTTAATTAAATTCTGCTTTACATTTTCTAAATCTTCTTTAGTAAAGAGATGACCTTTTCTTCTACCAGATCTTAAATAATATAGTTCTGCGTAGATGTTTTTATCCGGAAAAGCCTCAGAAACCGCTAGGGCGTAAATGCCCAGTTGTAGATTATTTTGTATATCTTTTTGCGCGACTTCCCATTTGCCGGTTTTATAATCAATTATTTTTAATGTGTTTTCATCAACAATGTCTATTCTATCTATATAACCAAGAATAGAATAACTACCAATGATAAATTTAAATTCATATTCTTTGTCAAAAACATCAAACGTAGATTCACCATATTGATCGAAGAATTCATTCAGTATTGTAGTTCCAACTTCTACTAACTGATCTCCAACAATTTTATCTGGATCTTGCTTTTTAGCATGCTCTTGATACGATTCGACCAATTTGGTATGATCAAGCTTTTCTTCTTTGGAAACGTTATCTTCTAATACCGAATGTATTATATTTCCGAAGAAGGGCCGCATCGTTTTTTTGTCTTGGCTCTTTTTGTATATAGCTGTAAAAATACTTTGCTGGACACAACTTGTACGTATCTATTCTTGAGTATGAAAAATCAGATAAAGCAAGGCGTTCGAAATCAGACAGTTCTGATATTTTTTTAATTTGTATCGTCATCAACATCCTGCACGGTTTGAATAAAAACTCCAGATTCGTCATATTCATTTCCGTTTTCATCTATAAAATGACCGTTATGAATATTTCTATATGAACCGTTCCCCAACGGGAACCCAACCGGTGGTTCCAATTTCCATGTAATCGTCTTCGCTATACGGCCAGCTCATCATTTTCCATCCAATCGTTTGCACCCTGCCTTAATGATACTACCGTGTTGTTAATACCATCAATATTGTAATAGTAGCTAAGAACCGCATAAAGGTCAGCGAGTTCGTCGGAAGACGCATAAAATCCAGCTATACCAGACTGAACGAAATAGCTCAAATTATCTCCAGATCCGTATTCAATCAAGGTGGTGTTATTTAAAAGCATCCTACCCACTTCTTGTGTATTCATATTCTACTCCTCGTATATTGTTACCGGATTAAAGTTTGGGTCATTCATTTTTTCTCTCATATCCTTGACGTAAGAATCCCAATCTCTTTCGTCTTCAGATTTTTTTTCATACTTTACGGTTCCCTTGAAGGGGTTAGATTTAAATCTTGTTATAATTAATTGGCCCTTTTGTGTTCGCCATCTCAAGATGCCATTTTTACAGTCGCAATAATCATCTGGGTGCGCATCTATGCAGCCCCTGGGATCGTACCTACCGCTGCAGGTATTGCATTTGCTGTACCTACCTTTGTTTTGGCATCTATTGCAAGATGAACAAAACGCCCAACACGTTTTGGCCGCTGGATTCTCATATGTTCCCGGTAGTGTCACGTTAACTCCATGTGCTTACTAATTGATTAATTTTATCTTCTATTTTTAATGATGTTGTTTTCTTAAAACGAAAAGTAACCTTTTTGTTATTTTCCATATAAGAAAAGAAAACATTTATCGGACCATTTGTTGACTCAATTATATCATAAATAGTTTGAATTAACTCCATGCTTGGTGATTTAGGAAGATTTAAATTAATTGATTGAGTCCCAATAGCTTTTGATACATCTATTTTATCAATAGAATTAAAGAATATTTTTACTTTGGCTATTTCGTCCTCATTCTCTTTGTTGACAGACCCGGTAACAATAACTATGTCGCCCTCTATAAAAAAATCATCAGCTATATTTTTAGATTCTCTTGGAAAAACAACAATCTCCATCTCCCCGGTCAAATCTTCAACTATAAACTTAAACATCTTCTGACCTTTTTTGGTAATAATTTTTTTAACCCCTGTAATTATTCCACCTATTTTAACATTTGCACCACTGGGCATTTCGCAAACATCCTGTATCTTTACGGTGATATCTTTCTGTAAAAAATCCCATACGCCCTCGATCGGATGTTTGGACACATATATACCCAATTCTTCTTTTTCTTTTTCCAATATATCTAACTCATATTTTCTCGTCATATCAAATTCTTCAACCAAATTAATCAGCTCATCTAAAGCGCCAGCTCTTGCGAAATGCTCAAGCGTAGATTTTTTTAGTATAGCTGTATCAGTTCTTCTAAAAAAATCGTACATACTTAAATATGGATTTTGAACATCCCTACAGTTAATTACTGCATCTGCTATAGATTCGCCAACACC